GAAAATGTTTGAGTAGAATTATTACTAGTATTTGAATTAAGATAGTTTATATAAAGTGTTAAATTATTTCTCTCAGAATCTTCTGGAAGTAAAATTTTATCTACAACAGCAGTTACACCAGAAGTTAATCCTGTAATTTTTGTTCCAATTAATTGATCTACATATGCAGCTACAGGAATACCCTGAAAATTATTATCTAATTGAATAGCATAATATAACTGATTATATCCAGTGTTTCCAGGTATTACCTTAGCACCCTCTTTAAAGAAATGTTGACCAAATTTCTCAATTTGATTTTGCAGTATAGACTGAAGACCAGTTAGTTCTCTTGCCTGAACAGGATATCCAGGTTTAAACAGCACCTTATGATAATCACTATCAGGAGAGTAATCATCAAAATATGGTGCTACGTTTAGATTGGTTTGCTGTGGCATGATTACTTAGAACTGCAAAATAACTTTAATATCTTCTTTTTGATTCGTAGACCTAGTTATCGAAGGTCTATTATCAACATATACTATATTTCCTGAATATGGTTTAACTTCAGGAGAAGCCAACCCACTGGTAAACTCCTGTCCAAGGTAGTATGTTCTATTATTTATTACGGTAGAGACACCCGTAAAGGAAGTATCTATAGCTAAATTAGAACCACTAGTTGGAGTAATAGTTAAACTACCATTAGTTCCAGGACTAGCAGTAAACGCTGTTAGATTATATCCATAAGTAGGATTTGTTTGTGCTGTACCAACGGTATTAAAACCAGCCACAGTTCTATCTTGCCAATATTTTAAAACCCCAGTGGTTTGATCATAATTCACAACCCTAGCCACTGCAGTGGTTCCTGCAGATACAGTTTGAGTAAAATATCCATCAGGATCAAATGTAGCAGAACTATAACCAGCACCTGTTAACCTTAAAGCACCAACAGCACTTGCTTTATCAGCAGACAAAAGTGCTCCTGATGTTGCTTTAGGATTTTCAATAACACCAACTCTAGCAATTTGATTTCCTGTTATAAAATCAGGATTCTCAATATCATTCTCTATTCTAGAATATAAAAGAACATTAAATGCACCAAGTTCTCTATAGATGTCCTTTCCATGTCCACCTGGTGGTGATATAATAACATCGAATGTTGGTCTAGTAGTTCCAGTGGGAACTCCACCTGCTTCTAAATCAACATTACCGTAAGTATAATTCTGTCCTGCTGTAGAAACAGTTACATCAGAAACTTTTTGGTCATTATTAATAACAATAGTACATTCCGCACCTGTACCATCACCATAAATTGGAACTTTAGTATAAGTACTATTAGCAGTTCCCAAACCAACTCCACGATCAGTGATAGTTACAATTTTAATTGAACCATCTACAGCATTATCTCTTACTGAAGCAACATCTGAATTTGTTGACCAATCAGTAGGAACAGGAATAAAATCAGTAGACTCAAATTTTACAATATCACTTGGTTTAATAGTATAAAGGTATTTCCAAATATATCCATCACCACTAGTACCAGCTTTCTTAGGTTCTAAATCAGTAAATGTGGGTTCATCCAAAGATGGTTTTCCATTAGGGTTATCTGGATCTATACCATTATGCAAACAAGCATAAACTCTGTAATCACTGTTTATAATATAATAAGTAGCAGCATATAAATTAGTCGCACCAGACACCTTAGCAGTATTAGTTCTGCTATAATCACTACGATACATATCGTAAGTTGTTCCTGATGTCCACAATCTTCTAGTAACAACTTGTCTAGCATCTGAAGAATTAATTTTCTTCAACGCAATCATTGTATCCCAATAATTATCTTCTTCATCAAAGTTGTCCTTTGGTGAAGGTGGACTTGTATCCCAAGTACTTTCAATATCAGTGGGATTGGGCAGACCAATGAAAGAATAATATGCGTTTGCGGTAGATGTTACCCCAGAAAGAAAATTCTTCGCATTTAGTATTCTGATTTGATCCGTTATAATTGCGGCCATTTTTGAAAGTTTTTATTTATTTATTAAGGATTAAGTATAGCTCTTAGATTTAAGAGGATTTGTTCTTCTAATGATGAAAGAAGTTGATATTCCAGTTAGATTATTTGTACCAATACCACTTCGTGTATAAGCGGTATAAGCATTTTCCTCTGATCTAGAAACAATAATTTTACCCCAACTGAAGGATCCTTGATAGTTAGAAGAAGTAATTCCAGAGTATGATCCAGAAACTTGACCATCAATCTTAGCAAATACCCGTTTAATATAGGTAAATCCTACACCCGTCACATTTATATATTGACCTTCACAATCTGCGACTTCATAAACATTGTCAACATATGAATGTCCGATTCCAATTGTATCAAGTCCACTATTTACCGAAGTAACTCTTGTAGACCCAACACCAACGTTAGAATCATAAACCATAAACATAGCACCCGTAGTCAAACCACAAATTGTAACAGCAGTTCCAGTAAGAGTTGTATCTCTTAGATAAGAATCAAGTGGAATGAATAAATCGAATATTAATTGACTTGAGCTACTAATTGTAGTAGTTCCAAATCCAACAATAGTGCCAGAATCACCAGCATATGATCTTACAGTATCTGTTTCAGAAATAAGTGTAGGTGGAGAAATACTTACGAGAGGAACATCTGTTTGTGTATAACCAACTCCTGGATTTGTAATCGCAATAGCAGTTACAGATCCTGATGCTACAGTTACTGATCCCATTGCCTGAGAAGAAGTAGAAACACCAGTGGTAGATGCAAAACTTACCGTAGCAGTTGTATATCCCTCACCACCAGTAGAGAGTGTAACTCCAGTGACTGTTCCTGCTGTAGAAACTAATGCTGTTCCAGCAGCACCTGTTCTAGTTAATTGAGGAAGAATATCAATCTTATCCTGAATTGTGCTTCTTAAAGTAGCACTTTGATTTTCATTTGTAGGATCAAAGAATGGTCTTACGTTAGAAACAAAAATTACAGTAGATCCAATTCCAACACTATTAAGAGCAAAAGCAGTAGGATTTATATTAGCATTATAAAGTTCTCTATCCTTTCCTACCAATTCTTCATTAATAACCCTATCCTCAGTTTGTCTACACCAAACAACAGGTCTTAAGAGACTTTCATTTTCAGTATTACCTGGACCATAGTAAGGAACAGTATTTACTGTGTCTGTAGAAGTTACTGTGCTAACACCTCTTACATTTTCTTTCATATAGAATGGTTCTGATCCATCCTCTATGGTCAAATCATCTCCTTTCTTAACTGTTTCAATAACTTCCTTAGATACAACATCAATACCACCACTTCCTTTATAGAAGATAATCTTAGAAGTATCTCCTACCTTAGGAGCTTCTGTAAATGTTACATTACTACCGCCAGTGAATTTATATCCCTCACCAGGAACTTGCATGATATCATTGATAAAGATAAGAATAACATCCTGTACATTAATTTTAGATCCTTTAGAAGATCTAATAGAAAGTGTATCTCCTGCTCTTTGTAATTGGAATACAGTTGTGTTTCCATCAAATTTACTATCCCAATCATCTAGAGATTCTAGAGTTCCTAATGACCATCCAGTAAACTCATCACTATAAATTTGATCAATAGTTAACTCAAATGGATTATTAGTAAAGGAAGAAGTTGTTGGAATTCCAGTTGTTCCACCGAAAGGAACACGTAGTGTTTCTAGGTCACCATAACCATTTCCAGAATTATTAAGTTTAAAGTCTCTTACACTACCACCCAAACTTACAACAATATCAACAGTAGCATTAGTTCCAACTCCAACAGCAGGAGTAGCATAGTCTAGAGGAATATTTGTGTAAGATTGTGGTTCATCAATGACTACTTTCATTGGTTTAGAGATTGTTCCACCTCTAGCATAATTATGAGGAAGAGTAGAAACTCCAGTATCAACAATGAATGAATAGTCATCAATGACAGACAGAACATTTACACCAGGTTCTGCTGCATCTGTTCCACTGGCAGAGTTATTAACTGCTCTTGGAGCAATAATAGCAGGTTGTACTTTTGCAGTTCCTACACCAGTGTAATGACTTAATACTGTAGAGATACCAATATTAACCTCAAATTCAGTAGTACTATTAATCTTTAATACATCAACTCCATTGTAAGTTGGATCACCTTCTCTTGGATACTTATGTCTAGTAGCATTACCATCCTTAGTACATGTGAATGTTAATCCTTCTTTCTTAAATTTAATACTATCACCAGCAGTAATACTATGACCAGAACCAACGGTCATTGTTAAAATACCTGTAGCAGCACCGTAATTAGCTGCAGTGACATTATACTTCGTTTGTGTAGATGCTCCAACATTAACAGTAATTGTATCTGTTGTTGTAGCAGATATAGAAACCGCTGTATTGTATGCTGGATCGGTTATTCTTGGATATGTGTGGATACTTCCATGCTGATCCATATCACAAGTAAATGCTAAACTATATGGAGTAAATCTAATGCTACGATTACTTGATAAACCATGAGATGGTATTGTCATGGTTAAGATGCCTGTAGGAGCGTCGTAAACAGCATCCTCTACAGCATGTGGCACGGTCTTAGATGTACCAACATTAATTGTAATAGTATCGTCTGTATAAGAAGTAATTGCTGTGCTTCCATATCCAACAATAGGATCAGTAGAACGAGGATAAGGATGATTAGATGAATTATCATCCATAGAGCAAGTAAAGACTATACCACCAGTATCAAATCCAACAAAGTTGTCATCTGTCGCACCATGACCAGCGATTGTTAGAACTAAATCACCTGTAGATGCATCATAAGTAGCACCCGTGGCAGTTGTAGTTCCTATACCCACACCATCAATAGAAATACTACCAACACCAGAACTTACAAATGTATGGAGGTAATCACCACCAGACACTACAGCACTTTGAGCAATACCAATAAACTTATGACCATAAGTTCCACCAGCAATCACTGCTTCAGTTCCTGGTCCTACAAATGTATGAACATATTGATCAAGTGACTTAGCAGCAGTAACATCTACGGTGATAGTAGTAGAAGTTGTTGATGCAACAGAAACAGCAGTATTAAATACTCTATCTTTATTTCTTGGATAAATGTGTTGATAAACACCATTATCTAAAGAACAAGTAAATGCTAACCCAGTAAATATTGCTTGACTTCTAGATCCAGTTGTAGATAGACCGTGAGCACTGTAAGTAGTGACGGTCATAATACCAGTTGATGTTGTATAACCAACAGTGGATATACTTACTGCTGAAGCATAATCGCAAGTGAATGCAATTCCACTTAACTTAATTGCTTCTCCATTATCCAATCCATGAGCAACTGCAGTAGTAATTGTTGTTATACCAGTTAAAGAATTATATCCAACATTCTGTATATCTCTTGGTTTGTAAATTACATTTGTATTAGTAATTGCAATTCCAGTAATAGCTCCAGCACTACCAATTGTAGCAGTTCCGTATCTTACAACTTCTGCTCCCTCAAGACTTGATGTTTGGATAGCAACCCTAACAGTTTGTCCAATACCAGATCTATATCCAGATCCAGCATATCCTAAGGTAATAGCACTAATTGTACCTGCAGAAGAAACAACTGCTGTACCACCAGCAGCAACTATAGGTTGATATCCCATACCCTCTGTAGAACCTACAGAAACAATTACACCACCAATAGGTAATTGTGAGGTATTAACATCAGCAGCTATTGATGTTCCTGCTCCAGTAAATGTAATACTAGTAACTCCAGCATTCTCATTTAAATCATAATTAAGAACAGGTCCTTGGAATACATCATTAAGAAGAATTATTGCATTTTCAGTAGCAATTCCAGTTACATTAGATTGACTAGTCTTAAGATCAAAACTTGAGGTAGTTCCATTAAAATCTTGTGATAAATCATCAAAAATATAATTCTGATAATATGTCTCATTAG